ATAGTATCGAGTATGATGACCAGCCTTATCGAACTCGTTTGGAAGAAGTACAAGCAAGGATTGATGGGGCAGATGTGTTGGTTGGTTTTAATATTAAATTTGATTTGCATTGGATACGGAAGTATGGAATTAATATTGTGGGTAAACGTGTTTGGGATTGTCAGTTGGTACATTTTATACTTACGGGCCAACAACATCCCTATCCAAGTCTCAATAGTGTCTCTGCTTACTATGATCTGGGTAGCAAACTTGATGTTGTTGCTACAGAGTATTGGGGCAACAAGATAGATACACCTAACATTCCTAAAGATATCTTAGAAGAATATCTAATAGGAGATTTGCAGTTAACGCAAAAAGTATATGAGAAACAGATGGAAGAATTTGCGGTATCTACAAAACCTATGCAAAGACTTATTAGTTTGCATAATCAAGATTTAATTATATTACAGGAGATGGAATTTAATGGACTTTTATTTGATGAAAATAGTAGCAATCGTTTGGCTAAAGAACTTGTGGACCAAATTGAAATCATTGACAAAATCCTTTTTGAATATCACGAGCTTGTGGAGTTTAATCCTAATAGCACGGAGCATGTATCTTCTCTTCTATATGGCGGGACTATTAAAGTCAAGCGTAGAGAGGTTATTGGCGTATTTAAAACAGGGACTCGAATGGGTCAACAAAAAGAAAGGTGGGTGGAACATGAAATAACATTCCCTAGATTGATTAACCCGATTAAAGGATCGGAGTTAGCAAAAGAAGGTTTTTTCTCAACAGATGATCAGACCTTAAAGTCTTTAAAGACTAGAAGTAAGTATGGTAAAGACCTAGTAGAAGTCTTGGTAACAAGAGCAACGCTAGAGAAAAGACTATCCACTTACTATAAAGGACTGGTTGATTTAAGAAAGGAGATGAACTGGCATGAAGGAAGATTACACGGACAGCTTAATCAATGTGTGGCTAGAACAGGTAGACTTAGTTCAAGTAAACCGAACCTACAAAACTTTGATGGCGAAATTAAAACATTATTCGGGAGTAGATATGAGTGAATATAACAAAGAGTTTGATGATCAAAATGCTGAACAAACAGTAGAACAAATTAAAGTAGCAGAAAAACAAAAGGAATGTGATGCTCTTACAAGCGGATGCAAAGGCTCTTGAGTGGGTATGTGCAGCTTATCTTTCACAAGATCAAACAGCTATAAAGGAGATACAAGATGGAACTGATCAACACAGCGATAATCAACTTCGTTTTGGGCTTCCTTCTCGCCTCATTGCTAAGACGTTTGTCTTTAGGCTTATCTATGGCGGTTCTGCTTATAGTTATGCTAACGACACTAATTTCACAGATGTAAGTACTAGTGAATCCTTTTGGCAAAATGTTATTGACGAGTTCTATAACAAGTATACAGGACTTGGTGAATGGCATAAAAAGATTGTGGCAACAGCTATGAAAGATAGAAAGATAACAATGCCTACTGGCAGAGTTTATAACTATGAGCCAGAAGTAAAGTATGGCAAAGTCAAATGGCCTCGCACCAAAATCCTTAACTACCCAGTTCAAGGACTAGGTGCAGACCTGATGGCTATAGCAAGAGTATCTTTGAGTAATAGACTTAAAGATATGAAAAATGTAAAGTTAATCAACACTGTACATGATTCTATTATTGTTGACTTTGATTCTAAAGTATGCGATAATATTAGTATAGTAAAGATTGTTGATCAATGTTTTACGGATATTCCAGCAAACTTTAAAAAATTGTTTGGAGTAGAATTTAACCTTCCTATGCGGGTCGAGTGTCAAGTAGGGCCAACATGGGGTAACATGGAGATAGTAAATGTTAATTAATATTGTAGACGTAGGTGCACCAAATACACATGCAGCAAAGAATGGTAGATCATATCAATCTATTGAAGTTACATACAAAAATGAACAAGGACAAGTAGCTAATAAAAAGCTTATGTCTTTTAGTAATCCTTCTGTCTTTAATTATATTAAAGAGTTAACAAAAGGTACACAAGTAAATGTAACAACAACTAAAGATGCTAATGGTTATTGGCAATGGACAGGTATTGGAGGAGATGGATCAGTGGCTACACCAGAATCTAAACCAGCAACAGGTGGTCGAGTAACAGGTAGTAATTATGAAACTAAAGAAGAACGTGCAGCAAGACAAATTCTTATTGTCCGTCAATCTTCATTATCTAGTGCGGTAGAACTACTAGGTACTGGTAAATCTGTAGCAGATGTTATTGCAACAGCTAAACAGTTTGAAGCTTATGTCTTTGGTTCAGAAGCTAACCCTACTAAAGAGGTTAACTTTGATGACTTAGAAGATGACATTCCCGTATAATGAAAGCATTAATTGATGCTGATATTGTAGCTTACAGGGTTGCCTGTACGTGTCAAGAAGACGATGCTCAAGACTTTGTATTTGCCAGGGCAGAGGATCTAATAGATTCTATCCTAGTTAATACTGAGGCTGAAGAGTATCGTCTCTTCCTCACGGGTAAAGATAACTTTAGATATACTGTTTATCCTGAGTATAAAGCTCACAGACCTAAAGAGAAACCTTTTTGGTTAGAAGCTTGTAGGCAGTATTTAATAGCTACCTTTAATGCTGAAGTTATTGATGGGCAAGAAGCTGATGATGCTATGGGGATCAATCAAACTGGGGACACAATCATTTGTTCTATTGATAAAGATTTACTTATGATTCCTGGTAAACATTATAACTTTGTTAAAGATGAGTTTCAAGAAGTAGATGAAGCCCAGGCTATTAAGAACTTTTATATGCAGTGTTTAACTGGCGATAGATCTGATAATATCAAGGGCATTGAAAAGATAGGGCCCAAGAAAGCTGAAAAGATATTAGAAGGTTGTGTAACAGAACAAGAGTTATTCAATGCTGTAAGAGAAGCATATAGCAATGATGAAGAGTTTATAATGAATGGTCGAGTCCTGTGGATTAGACGTAAAGACAATGAAGACTGGAAGGATAGATTTAATGCCCTCGTTCAAGAGCAAGTTGGAGGAACAAGTCTGGGCAATACTGAAGAAGGAATACCCCTTAGTTAAGTATGAACCAGATAAGTTTAAATACATACAACCTGAGAAAGAACGGACTTACATTCCTGACTTTAAAACTGGGCGTAGAAATATTTATTTAGAAGCAAAAGGTAAGTTAGATTTAGATACAAGACAAAAGATGCTGTGGTTCAGGGATTCAAATCCTGGAGTCACAGTTATCTTCTTGTTTATGAATCCTAACAATAAACTTAACAAACGTAGTAAGACTACCTATTCCAAATGGGCTGAAGACAATGGATTCCTTTGGTTAGACTTTAGAAAGGATTGGTTAAATGATTATAAACAATTGTGTACAAAACAGTGATGGGTCTTTGGACTTTGATTTCCATGTAGATCCTAATGAGGCTTCATTCCTAATGGACTTGGCTATTAAAGAGTTGGTTAGACGTGGTGTCTTTAGTATTGCAACAGATGTAGCTCAACAAGAGTTAGATTTATTTAAAGAAGATGGAGGTATGGTATCATGAGTAAAGGAAACTCACCTGCTTTTCCCTGTCAAGATAATAATAAACAAATCTATACAGGTATGAACCTAAGAGATTACTTTGCATTAGAAGCTATGAATGGGTTACTTGAAGCTGATCATGTTAAACGTGATGATATTCCTAAAGAAGCTTATAGACTTGCTGATTTAATGCTTGATGAAAGACAGGTATATAAATGATCTTAATAATTATGGCAGCTATAGTACTACTATCATCATTCTTTTCGGAGTAATTTATGAGTAAAATTTTATTGCTTGACATCGAGATGGCTCCCAACGTGGCTCACGTCTGGGGCATCTGGGATCAAAACATCGGCATTAATCAATTACAAGAATCGTCTTATGTTCTTTGTTATGCAGCCAAATGGCTGGGTGATAAGAAAATGATGTTTGATTCTATGAAAAAGTCTGGTGACAAAAAGATGTTAGAAGGTATTCATAAGCTTCTTGACGAAGCTGATGCTGTTATCCATTACAATGGTAAACGGTTTGATATACCTAGCCTTAATAAAGAATTTTTATTACATGGCATGTTTCCTCCTGCACCATTTAAAGAAATTGATCTACTTACAGTAGCTAAAGGTAGGTTTAGATTTGTATCTAACAAACTAGACTACGTAGCTCAACAACTAGGTTTAGGTAAAAAGACTGCTCACAGTGGCCATGAACTATGGGTACAGTGTATGGCAGGTATCCCTAAAGCCTGGAAGACTATGGAAGAGTATAACAAGAACGATGTTATTCTTCTAGAAAAAGTCTATGAACGCTTTAAACCTTGGATCAAAAACCATCTTAATCGTACTTTAATTGAGAATACTGGTTTATGTTGTCCTACTTGTGCTTCTAAATCTTTCCAGAAAAGAGGGTATAACCTTACTTCTACAGGCAAATACCAACGATATCAATGCCGTACGTGTGGTAACTGGTTTAAAGACAATACAAATCTTAAAGAGAAAGGCTCTCCAAAGATTGTAAATATCTAAAAAGGATGGTATAATAATAACATGGCTAAATTTCCAGAACTAAAAAAAGCAATACAAACTCAAGTAGCAGGTACACATTACAAGAAGTATGTGATCCAACCTGTTGAATTTATTACTAAAAATAATATACCTTATATTGAAGGTAACATTATTAAATATATCTGTCGATGGCAAGACAAGGGTGGGGTGGAAGACTTAGACAAAGTCATACACTATGTAGAATTACTGAAAGAACTTAAAACA